ACTGTTGTTGATGAGGTGAAGTGGCAAGCGTTGTATGGTGCTTATCCATTGCAAAGCACAATGTATGAACATGAAACGGTTTTCCGTGCACGTACATATGCAACGACTGGAGCATTGTCTGTTAAATCTCGAAAGATCAATTTCGATCTTCAGCGGATGTTGCCAACCTATAAAAATGGAGCAATGACAACAGAGCTATTTCCAACATCAAGCTTTGCCGATGCACTGGTATCAATGGCGCTCGATGACAAGATTGGCCGCCGTACGATTGATGAGATTGATATAGACAATATCTATCGTACTTATAACGATATTGTCGATTATTTTGGCACACCGTTAGCGGCAGAATTTTGTACCACCATTGATGATACCAATCTTTCTTTTGAAGAGCTGGTCACCAACCTTTGTGATGCAGTGTTTTGTACGGCATACCGGCAAAACAATAAGCTTAAAATTTACTTTGAACGACCAACAGATAACTCGGTGTTGCTGTTTAACTTCAGGAATATCATCCCTGATAGTTATAAACACGATCTTACCTTTGGTGTAATGGATGACTACGACGGTTTGATCTATGAATACACGGATCCGACCGATGATAGCCGTATCAATATTTATCTTCCGGATAAAGGAGCCAAGAACCCCAAAGAGGTGAAATCGGTAGGTGTGCGTAACAAGTGGCAAGCCCATTTTAATGCATACCGGCTTTGGAACAAGCTTCGCTTTCAGCGCAAATCCATCACCTTTGATGCAGCACCTGAGTCTGAATTGCTGGTTTTACGTGACCGTATTGCTGTAGCTGATTATAGAAATGGAATTCATCAAAGCGGTGAGGTAGTGCAGCAAGAAGGCTTAATTCTTACATTGAGCCATGATATCGATTTCATTGCAGGCAAGAGTTATGTGATTTATCTGCAAATGGGAGATGGTACCGTTGATCTAATTCCTGTTACTGCTGGATCTGCTAAGAACAAAGTTGTACTAGGACGCTTACCAAACGGTGCACTCAAACTAAGTCCTGATGATTTCGTTAATACGATTTATACAGTCGTTAATGATGATACGAAAGATTCTCTGCCTTATCTGGTTGCAAAGAAAGATCCTGTTGATCAATTCTCAAATACGATAACTGCAGTAAATTACGATGTGCGTTATTACCTCAACGATAAAGACTTCATTGACGTGCCAGTTGATGATTCACCGATCTATATTCGATATGACCAGCTAGATATTAATCTTGCACGTTTATATCAGATGCAAAGAGGTGATTTGCCAACTACAGGCGAAATTAGTTTCGTGGTTGAAGCTGGTGCTTTGGTTTCGAGTTCAAGTTCACTTAGAACGGAAACCAGAATGGTTTAC